TAAATACAGTTATAGGTTATTATAGGATATAGTCAAGCATTAAATTAATTTATTTTCAACCTGCAGGCGAGCAGCGCATGTGGGCGGGACCCACCCATTGAACAGAGAAGAGCATGTGGGCGGGACCCACCCAAAAAAAAGAAAAAAATTAAACACTACATGTTGTGTTTAAGTTATCCACAGACACTAAAACCTCAAATTAATTATTTACATTATCCTATAATAACCTATAACAAATTTATAACTTAACAAACGAAAGGAATACAGTTATGAAACCAATAAGAAGCAACGAACTTGAATTCTTTAATAAAATTATTGAAAACAAGTTTTATGATAAGAGACAAGCACTTGAGACTGAAATCACAAGTGAAGCCCAAAAACTAGCTGATAAGAAATCACCTACAATGGCTAAACAATGTGGTGTTGAGGGTGATCTTAAAGTGTTAAAAATTGCTGATGAAAAATATAAAGCATTTGTTGTCAGCAAGATCGCGACCGAGAATAAACTACTGTCCGATGTCCGAGATCAAATGGCCAAGATAGAAGCTAAGCTAGAGAGAATGGCCAAGGCGCGTGGTTGGTCAAGATCATTTGACGGCTACGACGCGAGAGAAGACGGCGCTCAATACTTTATAGAGAAACTTAACAACGCTTGTTATGATGAAGCCTACAAGTATGTTAAGTCTAATCATAAAGTATATAATGATCTAAGAGATAAAAAATCAGCGTGTGAAATTATCTTGCACACTGGTAGCGATATCAATTCAACTGTTTCAACTCTTCAAAAAGAAATGAGCACAGTTAATATTGATTTGCCTGTCCCTAATCATTTATTACAACTGGCGGTTAAATAGTCATGGAACTATTAACAATGGGCTATGCTTTGGGCATAGCCCTTGTGGGTGTGCTAGCTTACCTTGGTATCAGGGGAACTAACGAAGCCATTGACTTTCAAAATAATAAGAGACTTGAAAAAAGCTTTGAGAGAAATAAACAAATGGAGTTTGATTTTAAAGAATAGTCGTTAAGCTATAACCACGTACCGAGAATTTATGCCCTCGGTACGTGTACAACCAGAGCGAGAAAAATAGATAAGAGCATGTGGGCGGGACCCACCCTAAAAAAAATACTACATCTTGTGCCAAAGTTATCCACAGCCACTAAAATTAATTAAAATAATAGTGGACATTGTAGGATAGCTGTGCATAATAGATTTATATTAACTTAACGAAAGGAATAATATGCCGTTAGAAGTACACTACGTTAATGACAAGTCTTGGGACGCTGAGGCAAAAAAGTTTGCTGATCCAAAGATCAGACAAGAAGCTGATGACATCGGTCATTTATTAATGACGATCGGAGTTTCAGAAGTTTCTGAAAAGACGATTAATGAAATTGTTATCCGTAAAATAATCTTGGATAGATTATACGGTGACAAGAAAACGTCAGCTGAAACCTACAAGGCTCCTCTTGAGAGGCACATGGGTTTGAGAATTGAAGGGAGATGGGCGAGCAACGAAACTCGTTGGAAGTTCACATCTCGTCATGCCAAAGGTATGATGAGAGATGTCGCCAACTCCGTACTGGACTAGTTCGTTAAGGGACAAAGGGGTATGCATAAACTGCAATGCAGTTCTTGCATACCTCTACAGGTTGTATAGAGAAGAGCATGTGGGCGGGACCCACCCAGAGGGTGGTAACGTAGAGGGGACCCTAAAGGAACTATATCCAAACTCAAACTGTTTGCTTTTAATTGATTACCCCCTTTGTTTATAGGGGTCCCAAGTCTACCCTTTAGTGTTTGATTTGGATTCTTAATGCTGTATAATACTTTCTCACATATTAAACATATGCTTACAGTTGAAGATATTAATAAAATTGAAGATCCTATCGAAAGAAAAAAATTAAAGATACAGATTATTCAAAGAAGTAAGGCGAAAGAACTAAAAAATATACGTTCTGATTTCTTGTCCTTTGTCAAACATATGTGGCCCGATTTTATAGAGGGGTCCCATCACAAAGATATAGCAGATAAGTTTAATAGATTGGCCTCCGGAGAATTGACCCGTCTTATTATTAACATGCCACCTAGGCATACTAAATCTGAATTTTCTTCATATTTTCTTCCGGCATTCATGATTGGACAAAATCCAAAATTAAAAATAATTCAAGCAACTCACACAGCTGAGCTCGCTGTAGGTTTCGGTAGAAAAACAAAACATTTAATTGATTCAGAAGATTATCAAAAAATTTTTAAAACTAGATTACAAGAAGACTCTAAGGCCGCGGGCCGTTGGAATACTTCCGAGGCAGGTGAATACTTTGCAGTAGGGGTCAAAGGTGCGGTGACCGGTAGAGGTGCTGATCTACTCATCATTGATGATCCACATTCAGAGCAAGATGTAAACTCACCTAATGCATTTGATCAAGCATGGGAGTGGTATACTAGTGGACCGCGGCAAAGGCTTCAACCCGGTGGAAGAATTGTAGTGGTCATGACAAGATGGAGTACTAAAGATTTAACACAAAGATTAATTAATGCTCAAAAAGATGACAAGGCAGACAAATGGGAAATCGTAGAGTTCCCTGCAATCTTACCTAACGGTAAACCGGTCTGGCCTGAATATTGGAAGCTCGAGGACCTCGAATCTGTAAAAGCATCTGCGGGAATCGCGAAGTGGAATGCACAGTATATGCAAAACCCAACTTCGGAAGAAGGAGCTCTAATCAAACGAGAGTGGTGGCAAAATTGGGAACCTGAAGAAATGCCAGCCATTGAACATGTCATACAATCTTATGATACTGCATTTTTAAAAAAAGAAACTGCTGACTTTAGTGCAATAACCACCTGGGGAGTTTTTCGTCCCAATGAAGACGCACCGCGGCAATTGATATTACTAGATAGTTACAAAGCTAGATTAGAGTTTCCAGAACTTCGTCGTGAAGCTTTAAGGCAATATAATTATTGGAATCCTGAAACCGTTATTATTGAAGCCAAAGCATCAGGACTTCCTTTGATGTATGAACTTAGACAAATGGGAATCCCGGCAATGAATTTTACACCTAGTAAAGGACAAGATAAAATTGCTAGAGTTAATGCAGTGTCTCCTATGTTTGAAGCAGGACAGGTTTGGGCACCTTTACATCAACAATTTGCTCAAGAACTTGTTGAAGAATGTGCAGCATTTCCATATGGCGATCATGATGATTTAGTTGACAGCACAACACAGGCTCTGTTAAGATACAGACAGGGAGGATTATTGGATCACCCTGAAGACTATGAGGAAGAAAAACTTCCAAAACAGCCTAAGAAATTTTATTGGTAATGAAAAAAAACCCCACCCTTATTAAAAACATGTCCCATGTAAAACAGGATCAAATACCTCCTTTAAGAGGTCCTAATCCGCGGGGCTTGATTAATGAACAAAAACAAGATAAACAAAGAAATCGCGTTTCACAATTGGAGAAAATAAATGGCAGAAATAGATAAGGCATTAACTGAAGTTAGAAACAAGGTTGAAATACCAGGGCCCGAGGAAAGTATTGAGATAGAACAAGAAATCCAAGAATCCTTACCTGATGCCGGTGACACAGAAATTACAGAGACCGAAGATGGTGGAGTAGAAATTAATTTTGAACCTGGAGCATTTAATCAAGCACAAAGTGAAAACCACTTTGACAATTTAGCTGAATTACTGCCAAAGGATATATTAGGTCCTCTGGGTTCAGAACTAAATTCAAACTATTCTGACTACAAAGAATCTCGTCAAGAGTGGGAACACACTTACACAACAGGTTTAGATTTACTAGGATTTAAATACGAACAAGGCTCACAACCTTTTCAAGGAGCCTCAGCTGCAACTCACCCAGTATTAGCTGAAGCGGTAACTCAGTTTCAAGCATTAGCTTATAAAGAATTACTTCCTTCAGGAGGACCGGTAAGAACACAAATCATTGGTCAACCTACTCCAGAAAAAGAAGAACAATCTAATAGAGTTAAAGATTTTATGAACTGGCAGTTAATGGACCAGATGAAAGAATACGAACCTGAGTTTGATCAGTTATTATTTTATTTACCTTTAACAGGTTCTGCTTTTAAAAAAGTTTATTACGATGAAATTTTAGGAAGAGCAGTTAGTAAGTTTGTTCATGCTGTTGATCTTGTAGTGCCTTACAGTGCAACCAGTTTAGAAGATGCGTCGGCCGTTGTCCATGTTGTAAAAACAACTCAGAACGATTTAAGAAAACAACAGGTCAGTGGATTTTATAGAGATGTTGATTTAGGAGATCCCGCGGACATCGAATCTGATGTAGATAAAAAAGAAAGAGAGTTGGAAGGAATTTCAAAAACGAACAACGAAGATGTTTATACAATTTTAGAATTCCATGTTGATTTAGATTTAGAAGGTTTTGAAGATAGAGACGATGAAGGGAATATGACCGGTATTAAACTTCCTTACATTGTAACTCTAGAAGAAGGATCGCGTGAGATTTTAAGTATTAGAAGAAACTACGAAATTAATG